CGCCGGGGACCGTGGAGCCGCAACCGCCGGGGACTATGGAGCCGCAACCGCCGGGGACCGTGGAGCCGCAACCGCCGGGGACTATGGAGCCGCAACCGCCGGGTCCTGTGGAGCCGCAACATCGAGAGGGAGCGTAACCGTCGGAGTCAACGGGACTGGATTGGTCCGGGGTAACGGCGTGATGATCCGGGGCGGATTGGGCGCAATCCTGGTTATTGCGGAGGAGGAAGAAAACAGCTATGATCTTGCCCACTGGAAGGCCGTTGTGGTGGATGGCGAGACGGTAAAGGCGGACACCTGGTACAAGCTGATGAATGGGGAACTGGTGGAGGCAGAGTAATGCTGACCATCGTAATCCAGGTAGACGCCCCGCCTGGTCAGGCCATTGGTTTGAAGGAGCACCTGGCAATGTGTCTGGAGCGGTACGGAGACACGCGGGTGGTGGAGATCCGGGAGACCGGGGCGGAACAGATGAGGATTGGAGGAGGCAAAACGCCATGAACTGCCATGGGTGTAAGTGGCTTGACGAGACGCGGCCGCATGGGGCCGGATACTGCAGCACAGTGGAGCGGTCCAAGGACTATCACACCATGCCCTGCATAATCGACTGCGGGCAGCGTGCGCCGGAGGTGCGCAGGCCAGAGTTCCAGCGGTGCGAATTATTCGAGCCGGGGGATTTTAAAACCAGATTCAGGAAGGGTGGTTAAGCATGGCCATAAGCAATTTTGTACAGGAGCGGGATGCAGCGCTCCTGTCTCTGGACGAGGAGAAGATAAAGGGATACTGCCGGAAGTATGGCGTGCCTATCCCGAGCAGTGATAAAGTATTCTAGCTGTCGGTCCACAAGGCAATCTGTAATATCACCTCAGCATCCACAGAGCAGAGACGCAGGAGTGCACAGTGGCTGGTAGAGCACGGATCTACACCGGAGATATGAGGGAGACGTATGGAGAGATTAACATTTGATGGGGAATTTTGCGACATATCCATGTGCCGAGAGGAATTGGGTGGCCCATTTTGCGAGGAGGGCTACTGCTCCCAGCGCAGGGTGTGGGAGCGGCTGAAATCCATTGAGGACATCCTGGGCGGCGACTACAATCTGGACCGCCTCCGGGAGCTGGTGCAGGCTGACCGAGAGGGGCGGCTGGTGATGCTGGATGAACCTCGGAAGCCCCTTATATGGGGCGACGACAACCACGATTCTATCTTGTGCCCCAACTGTAAGCACGACCTCATGGGCGGATTCCAGGAAGCCGATTCCTGCGAAGTGCCTATGTATCAATGCCCTTACTGCGGACAGCCGATTGACGGAACACAGGCGCTAACCCATGAGGAGGCAGAGACGGCGCTGAAAGGAGAAAACCATGAAGCCAATCCTGTTTAATACCCAGATGGTTCGGGCCGTCTTGGATGGAAGGAAGACCGTCACCCGGCGGGTGGTAAAGCCGCAGCCATTGGACAAGCCTATGTGTTTCCACGACCCCGAAGAGGGCTTAAACATTGTGTGCCATGTTGCTGGGATGGATGTGCTGTACAATTTCTTTCCACCCTACCAGCCCGGCGACATCCTGTGGGTGCGTGAGACGTGGAATGGCGACTGGTGCGACCATTATATCTACAAGGCGGACGGAGGCAGCGCAAAAGCTGCCGGATATGCAGCAGAGCCGAAATGGCGCCCATCCATCTATATGCCGAAGGAGGCCGCACGGCTATTCCTGAGGGTGAAGGAAGTGAGCGTGGAGAGGTTGCGAGAAATAAGCGCACTTTCTGCTATGGACGAAGGGGTTACAGACTGGAATGATTTCGTGAGGCTTTGGAATACAACCATCAAGTCGGCAGACCTGCCACTCTACGGATGGGAAGCAAACCCGTGGGTGTGGGTAATTAGTTTTGAAAAAATGGATGGAATTACAATTCGTAAGACTTTATAAATTCTACATTTTTGCAATCGAATTTCTTTCTTCTGTTTGAGTGCATAATACCACGCGAAATGTCGAAAGGAAAGTGAAATAATTGAATGTCACAAGAAAGAAATCCCACACGATTTGTCGCAGGCCCGAAAAAACAGGTGCGAGCCCACGGGATGACCTCCTACACGGTGATCCAGTGTCCGATGTACCTGGAGGATGAGGAGAGGAGCGTGGAGGCATGAGCTGCAAATCATATACGCACATCACCATGTTTGACCGGCCATATCCGCCCGAAAAGCAGGCCGAGGGACTGGCGATCTCTCAGGCCATCGTCGGCGGGCATTGTGAGACCTGCGGATTTTTGTCGCAGTGCTCCACCCAAAAGGATTTTAGGTTCCCAGTGTTTGCCTGGTGTATGCGGCGGAAGGCGGAGATTATGGCTAGGATGGAGATGGACGCCGATGGATAATCTGCTGACGGATAAGGATCTGGACACCATCGCCCGGGCCCACCACCGCTGCGGTGAGATGGAGATCGAGCGGACGCTGGGGGGCGCTGCGGGTGCGGGTGAGCACCTGCCCCGCCTCCCGGGCCTGGTCCGTGCCCTACCTGATCCGGCTGGAGCGGTGGCGGCCTGGGATGTACAGTACACAGTATTTTGACAGCGCGGAGGCGCTGAGAGAGGAGTTTTCCAATGAGCGCCAACAACGATTATAGCGAGGAGTTTGACCGGCTGCGCAGGAACCGTGTGGAGGTGTCGCATCACAAATACGGCCCGGCCCGGAAAAATTTCGGCGAGGGGCGGGTGGATGCCCTGGAGACGGCCCAACTGTGCCTGGACGCTTTCCACCGGGACCACAACACCGAGCACCTGGTGGACGCGGCCAACTATCTGATGTTCCGATGGATGTTCCCCATGCCCGGGGAGTTCTTCCGGGCAACAGGGAGCGGCGAGAGCGATTGTATGAGTGACAATGACACGCTCCGCAGGATCGCGGAGCAGCTGGGGGCGGAGGAGATCCTGTGTCAGTGCGCGGAGGAGTGCTCTGAGCTGGCCCAGGCGGTGCTCAAGATGCGCAGGGTGCTGGTGGGCACCACGCCGCTGACACAGGGCAAGGCGCGGGCCCTTATCAACGAGGAGGTGGCCGACGTGCTCAACTGCGCGGAGGCACTGGAGGCCATCAGCTTTGTAGACTGGGGCCAGGTGGCGCGGATCCAGGCCGGGAAGCTGGAGCGGTGGGACCGGCGAATCAGGGAGGGTGTGACATGAGCGGGATGCTGGACATAGAACGAGCGGCCCGGATGTGCCCAGTTTGCGGAGAGGATAGCTATGTGTATGATACGCGGGAAACGCCGGAAGGGAAAATTGTCCGCCGGAGGAGATGTTCAGCGTGTGGAGCACAGTTTGAGACAGAAGAGACATTCATACGATTCCTGCCCGAAAAAAATCAAAAAAATTTTTGAAAATCCTAGATATAGGGGACAGGGTTCAAAATACATGAGAAAATGGGGGTGGGTAGAGATACCCACTCCCTTCTTTCTTCTGCCCGGCTCCGTGGCGAAAAACGGGCCCTCCTAACCAATAGCCGCCCCGAACCGCATAAGGGGCGGCCATATATGCCGCAGGCAAGAACCAGCCCAGGATCCGGGCCGGAGGGTCGCGCCCTCCATGCGGCACACACGCTGGACAGAGCGTGCAAAAAAGCGAAGGGCGGCTGTTCACGCCCCCGACAGGCCAGCGGATAGCCTGCACACAACCCGCAAGATACCCCATAAGGGGTATATACGTCGCTCCTGTCCGCGCGAGGGCGGCGGCGATACCAAAATACAACATAGTAAAATCAACAGAAAGGATTGATTGTATGTTAGTGAAGCTTGAAAGACTGGGAAAAGAAGAAGTAGCTGTTTGCACCAGCCTTGATGTTGCCTCCACATTCGGGAAGGAACACTACCATGTATTAGAAGATATACGCGCAATCGGGCGGGATATCAGTACCCCCGAATTTTCGGGGCTATTCATCGAGCAGGAATACATCGCATCAAACGGGAAAAGAAACCCTATGTTCGTTATGAACCGCGACGGCTTCACACTGCTTGTTATGGGGTACAACGGAGAAAAAGCGATGCAGTTCAAGCTTGCCTACATCAAACAGTTCAACGCAATGGAGGCAGCGCTCCAAGGCAAGCGAATTGAGCGTGAAAAAGGGATTGCAGTTCGTCAGGCGCTGACAAAAGCGCTGCAACAGTCCACCGAAAACGAGCGAATGCACGGGCACGCCTATTCCAATTACACAAACTGTATTTACAAGGTTCTGTTTGGGAAAAGTGCCGCGCAACTCAGATCTGATTTTGGAATTGGGAAAACGGATGGCCTGAGAGACCACTTTAGCAAAGAAGAGTTGCGAGCCGTTCAGTCTATGGAGTGTCTTGTGAGTGGGCTTGTAGACTGCGGATGGGGGTACGACCAAGTAAAGGACTTCATTTCCCAAAACAACATGAAGCGTTTAACAGCATGAAGCGGCGGCTGCTTGAAGAATATTTGTGAGGGGTGGTGACATGGCTGCACAGCTGGTCATCACAGAAAGGAATGAGTTGGCTTGTGGCAGATTGGCTGTCTATCAAAACTGAATACGTCACAAGCAACTGTGATTTGCCGACTCTTGCCAAGAAGCATGGGGTTTCGTACTCCACGATACGCAAGAGGTCATCAAAGGAGCACTGGTCGGAACAGCGAGAGGAACATAGGCACAATTTAGGAACGCTGGCGGCACAGAAAGCCGCAGAGAAAATAGCGGACATCGAAGCGGATATCGCAGCTGTAAAAGCGAAAACAAGGCTTGCCCTTTGGAGCGAAATTGGCAGAAGGATGCAAGACGGGGCCTCGGAGCTGGAGGGAGCGGATCTCCGCCGCATGGTGCAGAACTATTGCGACCTTGTCGGCGTGGAGCCGGAAAGCGCTATGCCTGGAGACGAGGCAAAAGAAGACGGGCTCAGCCAGAGCCTGCGAGAATTGGCAGAGGAGATGGGGAACGATGAGTAAATTGTCAATCCGGATTATGCTTGAAAGCGGCACAGAATTTACAATAAAATGCGAAAAATTCACGTTGGAAAGGAACGGGCTTGGGGAAGTTACCGGATATAACATTGAAGGCATTTCTGAAAATAAGCCTGTTTATCTGAATTTTGATAAAATTGCTGCTATTGTTCGGACGGTTAGTGACGAATGATTAGCAAAAAACAGCGAAAAATCCTTGCTTTCCCCTACTCCAAGTACGATGCCATCATTTGTGACGGCGCTGTACGTTCCGGCAAGACATCCATTATGATGTGGGCTTTTGTGGACTGGGCAATGCGGCAGTTCAGCGGCCAGAGGTTCGGCATCTGCGGAAAGACTGTGGACTCGGCATCAAAGAATATCGTGGTTCCGTTCATCTCTATGAGCCTTGCCAAAGAGCGCTACACCATGCGCTGGCGGCGGGCAGACAAGGTGCTGGAGGTTTGCCGGGGTGCTGTGACCAACTACTTCGAAGTGTTCGGCGGTAAGGACGAGAGCAGTTTTGCGCTGATCCAGGGTCGAACGCTGGCCGGTGTGCTGCTGGATGAGGTGGCGCTCATGCCCCGCTCGTTTGTGGAGCAGGCCCTCACTCGATGCTCTGTGGACGGGGCAAAGCTGTGGTTCTCATGCAACCCGGAAAGCCCGCAGCACTGGTTCTATACGGAGTGGATCAGACGGCACAGGGAACGCAACGCCCTGTACCTGCACTTTGAGATGGCGGACAACCCCGGCCTGAGTGCAAAGACCATCGAGCGCTATCAATCCATGTTCACCGGCGTGTTCTACGACCGGTACATCCGGGGGCTGTGGGTTCTGGCAGAGGGCCTGGTCTACGATTTCTTCGGAGAGGAGCAGATCGTGGACGAGGTGCCTGACAAGGGTGAGTATTACATCTCCTGCGACTACGGAACGCTAAACCCTTTCTCTGCAGGTTTGTGGTGCTGGGATGGCAAGACCGCCACCCGCATCCAGGAGTACTACTATTCAGGGCGGGAGAACCAGCGGAATAAGACCGACGAGGAGTATTATACCGAGCTGGAAGCCCTGGCCGGTGATTTACCTGTTCGGGCGGCGGTGGTGGACCCATCAGCGGCATCGTTTATCGAGACCATCCGGCGGCACGGGCGGTTTAAGGTGCGCAAGGCACACAACGAGGTGGTCCCTGGTATCATGACTACAGCACGGATGCTGCGGGACGGGACGGTGAAAATTCACCGCTCCTGCAAGGATGCAATTCGGGAGTTTGGCCTGTACCGCTGGGACGATAAGGCGGCGGAAGATAGGCCTGTGAAGGAAAACGACCACGCCATGGATGACATCAGATATTTTTGTCAGACGATTTTAAGGCACAAGGCCGGGAAGCCGGAGTATGTACCATTGTATCAGCGGGGGTGAGAGATTGAAAACCTATCAGGACCTGACCGCACTGGGCGACAATGAGCAGGAGCGGATGGAATTTGTGCGGTCCGCCGTCCGGGATCACTTGGGCAGCGAAGATTACCGGATTGCCGCCGCTGCGGAGGAATACTACGCCAAGCGGAACACCACCATCGAGTGCTTTCACAAGATGCTCTACACGGCAGCGGGGCAGGCGTATCCCGATCTGTTCAGCAGCAATTTCAAGCTGAAAACCCTCTTCTTCCGGCGGTTTGTCATCCAGCAGACCCAGTACGTTTTATCCAACGGCGTGACCTTTGAGCGCCCGGAGACGAAGAAGAAGCTGGGGAGCACCTTTGACAACCAGATCCAGAAACTGGCCAAAAAGTCCATGGTGGACGGCGCGGCATACGGATTTTGGAACCGGGACCATCTGGAGGTGTTTGGCTTTGCGGACACCTGCAACGAGGCGGGCTTTGCACCGCTCTACGACGGCGACAGCGGCGCTCTGGCTGCCGGTGTGCGATATTGGGGGACCGCGGAGGGGCAGACCAAACGGTACACCCTGTATGAGCCGGACGGCGTGACAGAGTACATCCAGCGCAAGGGTGAGGATCTGCAGGTCCTTCAGGAGAAGCGGCCCTATCTTCGGGATGTGCGCCGGGACGGGCTTGGGAACGAGACCATCGAGGGCGCCGGGAACTACGACTCCCTCCCCATCATCCCCATGTACGCAAACGACCTGCACCAGTCTGAGTTTGTGGGCATCCGGGAGAGCATCGACTGCTACGATTTCATCAAATCCGGCCTTGCCAACGTCATCGAGGACAATTCCTCGGTCTACTGGACGCTCAAAAATGCCGGAGGCATGGATGACACGGAGATTGCCCAGTTCATGGACCGGCTTCGGACGCTGCGGGCGTCTGCGGTGGATTCGGACGACGGCGGCGGTGTGGAGGCCCACACGCTGAACATCCCCTATGAGGCCCGGGAAGCGTTGCTGGCTCGCTTGCGAAATGACCTCTATGAGGACTTCCAGCTGGTGGACATGGAAAAAGTGCTTTCCGGCAACCTGACAGCCACAGCAATTCGGATCGGCTATCAGAGCCAAGACGACAAGTGCGGAGACTTCGAGTACCATATTCGGGACTTTATCGGGAATTTGCTGAATCTGGTCGGCATCGAGGACGAGCCGTCTTTCCAGTGGAACAGGATTGCCAACCAACTGGAGGAAACTCAGATGGTCCTTGCCGCCGCCAACTACCTGGACGATGAGGCGGTTATCAAGCATCTTCCCTGGATGACCCCGGAGGAGGCGGAGGAGCTGCTGAAACGCCGGGCGGCGGAGGAGATCGACCGCACGCTCTTTCGGGGGCCGGAGGTGACGGAGGATGGCGAGGAAGCCTGATTACGCCCACCGGGCGACTGATAAGGAGCTTGCTGAGCTGGAACGGCGCATATCCGCCATCTACCAGGAAGCACGGGGCAGCCTGGACGAGACCGTGAAGGCCTACTTCGAGAGTTTCCGCAAGCGGGATGAGGAGATGAAGAAACTCATCGGAACCATCCAGAACGGGCGGGAGTGGACAGAGCAGGACTATATTAACTGGAGATTGGCCCAGATCGGGCGGGGTGAGCGGTTCAAGGCGCTGCGGGACAAGGTGGCGGAGCGGATGACCAAGGCCAACGAAACGGCCACCGCCTATGTCAACGATGCTACACCGGGGATCTACTCATTGAACCGGAACTACGCGGCATACACCATAGAGCAGGCAACCGGGGACGTGGGTTTTGACCTGTGGGACGAGCAGACGGTGAAGCGACTGATCGTGGAGCAACCGGGCCTGATGCCCTACTACCCGCCCAAGCGGGCGCTGCGCCGGGGAATCGACCTTGCCTGGGGGAAAAAGCAGATCACGGCCAGTGTCACCAGCTCCATTCTCCAAGGGCGGAGCATAAAGGGGATGGCGGACGACCTGCAAACCCGCATCCCGGAGATGAACCGGGCCAGCGCTATACGGACGGCGCGGACGGCGGTCACCGGGGCGCAGAATGCCGGGAGAATGGATAGCTACCACGCCGCCGAAAAAATGGGTATCCGCATGAAAAAGGAGTGGCTTGCCACTTTGGACAACC